ATGGTTCTGACTTGCTGCCTTATTTGTATATCTATTAAGTCGGCTTGTAATGAAGCTTTTTCTAGTATAGCTAAAAGCAGTAGTTCTTGTTCTGGTGATAGTTTATCTAACTGTTCCAGAATATTTTCTATATCTTCACCGAATAATTCGACTAAATCTGCCATTATAATTTAAATTTTCCCATTGCTGTTGTTAAAAACCTCTGGAATGTTGCATTAAATTGCAGTTCAAATTTTTTCCATTGTATTCCACTAGGAAGCATATCTTTAGGTATCCCAAACCATTTTCTTTTTGGTACACTTTTATTAGGGATAAGCGAGTCAGGGGATGTGCTGTGCTGATTTAAGTGTCCTGCTCCATAGTTATATTTAGGTTTTTGCCTAGTTCCTGATGATTTCTTGCCTTTATATTCTACATTCCATCGTGATTTTGATTTGAATTTTCCAGATACAATCTCAAAAGTCATTTTTGTTGGGGTTGGCCTTTTAAGTCTTGTTTGTCGCATTCGACCAGATCTCTCTAGTATTCTCTTATGACCCTGTTTATCATGTTTAGAGTTTTTAGTGAATTGACTAACTGGAGCAAATGGCTTTCCATCAATATCAACTCCCTTATCTATACCATCTTGGATAGACTTATTAATATGATTCATCAGCATATTCATCCAATCAGAAGATATCTTTTGAATCCTTACCTTATTAAAATCAAAGTTTTTTTCTAAATCAAGTTTCATGCGAAACATCCTTTGCAAACTTATCCCCAATAGCAATTGCTTTTCTAAATCTTGGCAAGTGTTTAGCAAATGCTAGTTGTATGCTATCCAGTATATATTGTCTTACTTCATCAATTGCTATATTAGAATCTGGTTCTGGGATCTCTAATTTAAAATTATTGAGTTTCCGTTGTTCTAGCACGAAGTCTTTCAAATATTGATCCTTGTCTTGTTTCTTCTTCTCTTGGTTGTTCTCTGCCATTGATTTCCTTATTTGCTATTATTTCTGCTTCTGCTTGAATATTACTTAAATCTTTATTGTATTTAGTTAATAACTTTGCCCTAGTAATTAGATTATTATCGAGAAGCCATGTATTCCATGCTATTTCGTCTGGTATGTTCATAGGATATTCAGGTTCATTAAAATCAACACCGAATTTTTGAGGAAGGGAAAATCCATTTGCTAGGGCAATTGTTCTTTCTAAATCATATAACTCTTTTTCATAATGCGAAAATAATTCTAAATCATCTTGATAATCTTCAAATCTTTCGAGGTCTTTTATTTTTAAAGCAATCCCAGAGCTAGGTCTATCTCTATTTGTTTCAGAAAAACTTATTTGCAAGTGATTGTTTTGGGCAACTAGCTCTAACATAGCTCTTGCTAGTTTTAATGCTTCTGATATATTAACTGTAGGTGACAAGATAGATAAATCAGTACCTTCAGGCATTACGATTATTTCATCTGATCCAGCTCTTTGCAATTTCTCATCTTGATATAAACCAGTTGCTACATACTGACCGAACATTTGGAATCGGATGCCTAAATTCATCTCCGTAAATAAGATATTTATCATAGAATTTACAGACACGATATCTAATGCAGGGGAACAGAAGAAGTTGTCTATCTGATGATCTTTGTGAAAAAATATAAATGGCAGTCTTCCATAATTATGTTTTTCTTCACTTACTATAGTCATATTTTCATTATATATTCGCTTTACTTCATCATCCCAATAACAATACATTTCTTTTGGAGCTTGACTTGCATCATCAACAGGTAGCAGCATAGGATAGATTAAAGCAATAGGTTGTAATGGATTTTCTGGATCAGTTATAATATCAAACTTATAAAATGGGATATAATCTAAATAATGAAGTCCATTTGCATCTTCTTTCCAAATCACTTGAACAGCAATAGATCCAATAAGTCTAGTCATTTTTTCTATATGCTTCATTTTAAAATCTTTAAACCTAATTAAAGATTGATAATCATCATTTTGGGTTTCCAATGTTCTAGATGCCCCAAGGGTATATATTCGACTCATTCTATCAATCATTCTTTTTGTTACATTATAAGAGGTAACTGGAACTTCACGAAAAGCATTCGCTTTAAATTTATCTTGTATATACTGTGCAGTATTATCTCCTTGATAGTAGTCTAGTAATTGATCTATTAAGCGAAAACGATGCTTTATATTGTTAAGTTTTAAATTTTTAACAGAATTCTCTATTAAACCCTCGGCATAATTTTTTAAGTCGTACATCATCTTTTAGTAGTCCTCATTTTAGAATTTTTAATTGGAAAGTAATTTGTAAAGAAATATCTCAAGGCATCACAGCCATGATCAGAAGTTCCATCTTTTAAAGGAGCTTCTTTTAACTCTTTACCACTTTTATCATCAGGATACCTATAAGATTCAATATCCTCTATAATTCCTTGACACTTATTGCTAATATGTAGTCTGCGAGTTCCATCAGTAGATAATATAAAATTCCTTACATGAGAAATCCCTGAATTTATATTTCTACTTGCCTTATCTCTAACAGAAAATAATCTCCACCCAGTCATTTGATGAAATATTTCTGCTTCACCTACACCAACTGAAGATTGCACTTGATAACCAGCAGGATCTCCAAAAACTCGCACAATACGATAATTTCTTTTCTTTATCTCATTAACTAAATCAAGGGTTCGCATATTTTTCTTATGAATAATTTCATCGAATAAGTATGCATGGTCTAATCCATCTGGACCTTTAGCAATTTGAAAAAATAGCACAGCAGGCATTCTATATCCAAAGTCAACACTTATAAATGTTGGTAAGTTATGTTGATAACTGTAGTCACCTACATTATGTTCTCTAGTAAAATCTCCGTATACACGACCAGATAAGGATGTGAATTCAGCCAGAAATTCTTGGTGGAAAACTTCTTTAGATAATGTTTGTTTTGCTTCTAATAAATCAGGATCATTGATTCCTTCAGGAAAAGCAAAGTGATTTAAATATGAGGGGGAATTAAAAGAGTACCAGTTTGGCAATGACTTGCCTTGTAAAAACAATTCATAAAATGTGCCATATCCATCAGGTGTACTGATAAATATAGCTCTTCCTTTTTTGTCAGATAATGTAGGCCTTATATACATTTCCCATATTCTTCTTAAATTAGGTATTTTACTTGCTTCATCTAATATTACTAAATCGCAACCTTCTCCGATTAGTCCAGAAGGATGCTCGGCAGACTTTCCACATATTACCGATTGACCACCTGCCCAATTAAATTTTAAAATTTGTTCTTTGTGAGAATAATGTGATGGTTTATAGCCTTTTTGTATTACTAAATCATCATGCACTATTCTAAAAATTTTTTCTGAAGTATTATAGCTTGGAGCAACAATCCAAACAATTTTATTAGGCTGTGTTACCATTACTTCAGCTTCACGAGCAGCAGAATAAGATTTTCCAAACCTTCTTCCACAACAAGCAACAATAAATCTAGCACCTTTAGGATTATGTTTAGGGTGATATTCACCATTGGGAGGATTATGTAGTTTATTTTGCCCTGGATGAGGGGTATAGTCTACAAAATCAAACCATTGTTGCTTATAATTTATTAAGTTATCCACAAAATTTTACACATATTTATACAAATATTAAATAATTTTTTGTTATTTGATATAATAATTTATAATTTTACTTGTTAAATATTCAATGATTTATTATAGAAAGGAAAGATATGTCCGAAGAAATGAAGTCAGATTCGACTCAAGTAAACCAAGAAAACATGGTAGAGAATAAGCAAGAAACTAGTTCGGATTCTAGCTTATTGCATGAAGTTATGCAAAAGAAAGAAAAAATAAAAGCATTAGAAGCAGAAATAGCAAAACGAGATGCTGCTAGTGAACAAATACGAACAAAACAAATGGAAGAAGATGGGAAGTTAAAAGAATTGTTAGGTGAAAGAGATGTAACTATAGAAAGGCAGAATTCGAAAATTGAATCACAATCTGAAATAGTATCTTATTTCACAGAAAGTTTAGTTAGTGAGCTTGCTGGTACAGACAAGGAAAGGTACGAACATCTTCAAACCAAACCAGTTGAGTTATTAATAGAACTCAAAAAAGAGAAACTTGCTATGCAGTCTAATTCTGTAGCCAATCCAAAGGAAAGTTTGGGGGCAGTTAGGAGTCCATTGTTAAATAAAAATTATGCAGATATGACAACTAATGAAAGAAAGGCATGGCATGAGCAAGTGTTTAACCGAAAAAAATAATTAACCCTACTTGAAGGTCTATAGGGCAGTTGATAGAGGGTAAAAATAAGAAGGAGAGTTAATCATGGCTCTTACAGATCCTTTAGGCTCGAATATATTAATTGGTGGTGTTGGTGGTAGTAGTACATTAGGTGCGAATGCCGATACTATAGGTGATCAGTTTGTTCCAGAAATATGGGGTCAAGCTGTTCTAGATTCTTTCAACAAAAACACAGTATTAGCTAAATTAGGAACAGATCTATCAGCGATAGCTCAACAAAAAGGTGGAGATAAAATCAATCTACCTCATGTTGGAACTCCTATCGTTAAGGCTGTAACACAAAATGCAGAAGTTATAGATTTGGATGTTTCTGGTAGCGATACTGCAACTTCAACAACTTTAACAATCGATCAACATCATGTAGCTCCAATCTGGATTCCAGATGCAGTAAAAGCACAAGCAACATATGATTTATTTAATTTGTATGCTGGGCAAATGGGTTATGCTATTGCAAGAGCAATTGATAATTATATTGCTTATTCTATAGTGACAAACCTAACAACTGTTTTAGGGTCTGGTGATGGTATAACTAGCACAACTGCTGCTGTGTCAATGGATGAAGCTTTTACTGGTGCTACTGCTGCATCATTACTAGGCATCATTACTGGAGAAACAGGAGATACAAATGGATGGGTTCTAGTTCTTTCTCCTGTTGCTTATGGCAGTTTAGCAAAAATGGGAACTGATGGTCATGTGTTCACTCAAGGAACACCAGGGCCAGTAGGAACTGGGTTTGCATCAACTGGTGTAGTTGGAAATATGTTAGGAATGCCAGTTATAATGTCAAATAATGCTTATCTAGATGTTGCTTCTGTGTCTGTAAACACAGAAACAGGAACACAAGCATGGACAGGTTTTGATACTGGTTCAGGTGGTGGAGATACAGCAGATGACGATCATTTAATGGGATTTGCAATACATAAAGATGCTCTTTATTTTGCACTTCAAAAATCAACTGTTCAGCAATCTTATCAACATACATATATGCAAGATTTAGTATCTGTAGATGCATTATATGGATGTGTAGTGAGAAATGCAGATTCAGCAGGTGATAGAAAAATAATCGCATTATACGATAGTTTAGATTAATATCTTAACTACATAATATTTATGAGGGAGAGTTTTCTCTCCCTCATAATTAAAGAAGGAGATAAAGTTGTGGCAAAAATCACTTATAAATATGATGGAAGCTCTAGGCCAGAAAAGAAAGGCATAGAAAAGAAATTTGAAGAAAAAGATTTAGATCCCAAAAAACTAGAACGATTAAAAGCTAGAGGGTGGAAAGTAGTTGTAAAAAAGCCAAAGCCAAAAAAAACCAAAAAAGGAGCTAAATAATGGGAGAAACAAATTTAAGAGAATATGGAGTAGAAGCTCGTCTTAACAAGATGGATGTGGATCTAATTGATGTAACTGTATCACCAGATGCAGGTAACACTGGTGCAATGGCATCTGGGGATTTACTATTTACTGTTACAGAAATACCAAATGCAGTATCAGTCGAAGGTGGAACAGCAATATTACATTCTTGTATGGCAATTATATCGCCTATGGTAACTGGGGAATTTGATTGTGTTATAACAAGTGCATCGACAGCCATAACTGAAGCATCGGATGGTTCTGCTATGGAACCGAATGATGCAGTTTCTGCTGGTGACAATACTTTAGCAGAATTAGATGGAACTTGTGGGTTCTTTACATTGTCAAATGGTTTTGATGCTGGTGTTATTGCATTAGCAAGTAAGACTAATATAGGCATGGTATGTAAAGCAGAAGCTGGTTCAAAAAGCCTATATGTATGGGGTATTGTTAAAAATACGACTGATTATGCTGAAGGCTCAATCGTTTTACGACTTGGATTTATTAAAGATTAATGTTTCCAAATAGAATCTCTATAATAAGCCAACCTGAAACAAGTTTTAATAATGCTCAATCATTAACATTGGATGGAACTGGGGATTATGTAGATTATGGAAATGCTGATTTAATCGGAACAAGTGATTATAGTATTTCGGCTTGGTTTAAAACATCTACAACTGGGTCAGTAATGTATGTTATAAATAAAGGCTATACTCAAATGTACAAGCTATTTACCTATGGTGATAAAATCAAATTTGAACATAAGGCTGGTGGAGATGATGTTACCGTGGTATCTACTGATGACATAACTGATGGTAATTGGCATCATGTTGTAGTTACAGCAAATAGAACTGGTGTTTTAACAATGTATGTTGATGGTTCGGCAGAAAGCACAACAGCCGATTTAGATACAGGTAATTTACAATCAGATATAGATGATGCATCACGAAATTTATTTATTGGTAGTTATTCAAGATATGGAAATGCAGCAAATGTATGGAATGGGAGTATAGATGAGGTGGCTATTTGGACTGTTGTATTATCTGCTGCTGATGTAACTGCTATATATAATAGTGGAAAACCAAATGACTTAACTGATTCGGCATCTTATGCTACAGATAGAACAAGTAATTTAGTTGGTTATTGGAGATATGAAGGTGATTTTAATGATAGTTCTGATAACTCTAATTCAGGTACAGCAGTTGCTGATGCCACATTCTCAACAGATGTTCCATAAGGAGAATAAGTATGTATACAAATAGAAGATGGGTTATTGTTAATAAATCAAAGTTAGATGATGTAGATTTTAGTAAGGTTTTATACAAATCAAAATCAACTTGTAGATTAACAGTAGATGGAACAAAGGCATTGTTAAAATATGATGGTGAACAGCCATCAGAATTAGCAGGTGAAACAGAATATACTCATGCTCAAATATTAGAAATATTAAATGTAACTAATAAAAGTGATTGGAATCCAGATGAGTAATCTTAAAGGAGTAATAGAGAGATTAAAAATAAACGAAGGTTATAGAAGTAAAGTTTATAAATGTTCAGAAGGTTTTGACACAATAGGCTATGGCTTTGCAATAAAAGATTTAGAGCTATCAAAAGACATTTCAACACAGATATTAACAGAGCTAGTCGAAAAGAAACATAATAATTTAAAAGAAAAATTATCCTGGTATTCAGAGATGCCCCCAGAGGTTCAAGGGGTGATTATAGAAATGACATATCAGTTAGGCTACTCTGGATTTTTAAAATTTAAGAAAGCGATTACTCATATGCAAAATAAACAATGGAGTTTAGCTTCAAAAGAGATGTTAGATTCTTTATGGGCAAAACAAACACCAAATAGGGCCAATCAGTTAGCTCAAATAGTGGCTGAACATGGATGAATGGGTAGTATTATTAGAAAGGTTTGGATTGCCTGTTGTAATGCTTGGAGGAATGT